CTCGGTCAATCTGGCAGTGGTAACCGACGAGTTTTCGCCGGAGATTACCGCTAAATCCTGTGCAACTCTGGCTATTTTGCTAGCTTGGGCAACATCAAGCTGGGACTGCATAAACAAAGTTAGAGTATTACGTGCTTCTTGAGTTGTAATCCCTTGCTTTTTTAAGATTTTTTCTTGTTCTCTTAGAACATCGGTTGAAGTTCCTGTCGCTTTGGCAACGGCTGCCATAGCTACTCCTAAAGTTTCTGTACGCGCCGCAGTTAAAGTTACCTTTGATATAACGCCACCAACCGTTGCCGCCAACGCCGTAATAGCCATGCTGAATTTTTGGCTGGCATCAACAGCATTACCCCAATGCTGGCTAACTCTATCGCCAAAACCTTTGACTAATTTGTCTGAACTATCGAGCGATCCTCTGAGCTTTTTATCATCGAGGTCAATTTCATAATATAAACTGCCTACACTTTCGGCCATAATCTTATCCTAGCATTTTTTTAATTTCGGCAGGGCTTGAACCTTTACCGCTTGACTTTAGTATATCACTAGGGTGAGTACTAGCCCATTCCAAGTTCTTATAAAACCTGGCGCGGTTATCTTTGTCCATGTGGGGTAGATCAGCAATTTGCGCCAGTAGTTGAGCATCAGCATATTTCAAACGGTAGCCCTCGTTTAATAAAGCAAAGAAGGTTATTGCATACTCATCCAGCACATCGTGGAGTTTGTAGGCTGGGTACATTCGCATGAAGCTGGCGACTTCGCGCACCAACCTTATGCTGTTTTTTTTTGAGTATCTACCGTTATCCCGCGATCCTCAAGCTCTTGAGCGTCAGGTGGCATAGCCATTTTACTAATAAGCTCTACTAATTTAAGCAGTTGCGCGGTGTTTAATTCAGCGCTGGCCAGTTCAGGTATGCACTTTTTAACTTGTCCGGTTAAATCGTTTAGTAGTTTGTCCAAAGCTTCATCGCTTAAATCCTCCGGTGCTTGGAGTTTTTGACCTAAAAAACCTAGCTTCAAAACGTCAGCAGTTTTAGGTGGGTTGACTTTTATTTCTTGACCACCAAACTTAACAGTTGCCGGTTCGGGTATCAGCGCATCAAGATCAATTACACTCATATTGTCCTTTTGTTAAATCCTAGCTGACGGCTGCTGGACCATAATGGCCAAGTCGGCGGCCAGTTCCATAGGCTTCGGAAACAAGAGCCTTCATGGTAACTTCAATCAATCGTTGTTCATCAATTTTCATAGGTACGGTTATGCTTTCAGACGATACGGCAAGGTAAATAGTAACGTCATCTGTGAGATCAGTAGCAACATTTCTCTCAGGGTGTATTACTAATTCACCAGCGTCAGCACGTAAGCTGTAACCAGCGTCAGCACCGAAGTCGGCACGATCCGCTGTGCCAGCACCGTCAAAAGAACTGGTTTCAGGTATAGCAATGTTCCATTGATCCCATTCGGTTTGGGCCATTTTGAATTTAACGGTTAAGTTATTACCCGTTAATATCAGATCAACTGGCGTTTTACCATAACGGTCTACGTTTATTTCAGTAAATTCACGCTCAGCGGATAATTCTACTCCGTCAAGGATATGTCCTACAACTATACCTTTGTGAGTTATCTTGCAAGGGCCAGATATTTCTGCTTTCGATAATTCGTATGCCATTATGTTTACTCCAGTTCTGCCTAACTTAGATTATTTAGGTTTCTATAAATGAATTGTACATAATTCTGTTGCTTATGTCCAACTCCAAGTTTTCTTAGATTTTATATAGCTGATAGTTGGTGCGCTAACACCAAATAGTCTGCCTATTTCTTTTTGCCATAAATTACCCTCCGACAAAAGCTGTCTTACTGTCAGTACATCTTGCTCAGTCAACTTTGACATACCGTGTCGCTCGCCTCTCGCAGCTTGCCTATGCAGTGACTTGAAGCTGTGAATTATATTTTCTTTGTGGGTACACCATTCAATATTTGAAACATCGTTATTCCCCCGATTGCCGTCTATGTGATTACACTCACGTTTATTTTTGGGGTTTGGGATAAATGCCTGAGCGACTAGGCGATGGGCATAATAGCTTTTTGCAACACCGTTTTTGGATAAATTAACTTTTAAGTATCCATTTGGCGCAGTGATGAGCTTGAGAAATAAATTATTTTTATCAGACCAGACTCTACCATCCGATGTTATTGAATATTTGCCTTCAAAGTTTACTATATTACGCATTATTACGATACATTATTTAAATTCCTGCATATAAATTGGACACTAAGGCGGAAAAGTTTACCACCATCATGTCGGTCAACATCATTTATGCTTCCGAGCGCCCTGGAAAAAGAAATGTGCCAGTTGGCCGTATCGTAATGATAACGCCTATGGAAGTTATTATATACCATTTCCAGTAAAGCATGGGCGCGATCTGTCTTGGGGCTACGCGACCAAAAGTCTATAACTGTATATTCGGTGTCAATATAATCATGTGGTGGTGGGCTAGGAGCTTCTACTAGCCAGATGGCTTCAGTCGCTAAGTCCGGTAACTCACCGACAAAGATTGTCCGATCAGCCGGTGTAGCTGTAGCGAAAGTGCCGAGCTGAAAGTTCTCGCAAAGCTGGGCAATTTCTTTAACCAGCATTTTACTCTGCATTATATTTAGCGGCATATTATAAACCTAACGCCTTTCTAGCTTCTTGAATGTAACTGTTGCGGTTTTTTATAACGCCGTTAATAGCGCGCTTAAACCAGCCTGAGCTAGTGCCTGGGGTAGTATATTGTCTGACGCGGTGGCTGCCATCCCGCCGCGCGCCACGTTCTTGGTAAGCTGAATATTTTTTACCAGCCTCTACTCGCCATTGATCATTAGCGGTCTTAAAATGTCGGACTTCAGACTTCATACCGCCGGTTTTAACTGGCGTACCGGCAGTGGTTTTAATTGCCCTCTCAATATCACCGGCCATGTGACCCTGAACCATGTCTTTGAAAGCATCATTCTTGGGCAGAAAGATACTCCTTTTGCTGATAAAAACAGCTTTGCGGTAAACACTCATGATACCTGCCTGTGCCGTGCCACTTCGCACTTTATAAATTGCAAACTATTATCAGCCACTAGCCTTTTGGCTTTAGTGATCCTGATAATCTTAAGATAACCCTCGCTACTATGATTATAAATATCGCCACGCGCAACACTTTCGGCAGCCGCGAACCATAAAAAGCCATCAATGTTTATGCCATCTCGGTTAGCGGTATGCTCTAAACTACTTATGTCACGGTATAAACAAGAGCTGGAGCTAGTCGCGCCATAGTTAATATCACCAAATTCATTCTCAGTCACTACAACTTTGGTGGCGGTTTCTACCAACTTAGCATCAATATCTATACTCATGGCCTACCCCAACAGTAAATCTCGGCGCAGATCCAAGATGCTTTTAACATTAGGATTATTGCTGGCGATGCCGTCCAAGGCACTCGCAGAGGTGTCATAGGATATGCTGTGGCCTTCCAGGCTCTCGCTAGCGATGTTCCCACCTGAACTAGCTATTTTGCCCTGATTAAGCACCTCAGCGGCCATAATCGTAGCTGCCGTCTGAATATCGGTAGGCACAGTACCACCATCTCCATATTCACTGAACTTGGCCGTCACGCCTACACGCCGTAAACCGACAGGAAAAAAGCCACTGCGTCGGACGATTTCTCTTTTGATAGTATCGTTAACCGGCTCGGCTACATAGTCGTCGAGGTTGGTATAAGTATCGGCCACCGTACCGTCATTATCGTAAGTTTTAACAGCCGTAATATCAGTGCAGGGATCAATGTCTGCAACTTTGCCACCACCATCGAAGTAACGTGTAGTTTCGCTGGCGCTATCAAAAGTGCTAGACAGTTTTTTATCAATCCAAACTTTTATAGCTGGTATTAAGATGGCTAAAAAGGAAGTTTCATTGGCGACAAGTGTGCGCTGAAGGTAATTTTGGACTAATGTAGTGCTAGTATATGCCATTATTTTGGCTCCTTGTTTACTTTAATCTTACCGCACTCCACGCATTGCTGGTAGCCCCGTTTGGTTTTGGCGAAAGAATGATTGCCGGTGGAGCGCAGACTTGAGCATTTATAAAAGGCTGGTTTTAAGATTGCGGCATTGCGGATATTATGTCTACCTAGCATAGTTTTATTCTAGCACCAAGCGACTAAAAAAGCCCCCATCGTGGAGGCTTTAATAGTTTTAGGTTAGTCTTGACAAATTGTCAACTAACTGTACCTGCTACGACACACCACCGGTACCTAAGATCCCGAACTTGGGCCTATTAGCCTTCGGACAGATGTGCAACAGCCGGATCACCGCACGCATGGCCGTAGCATCCTGAGTGGCTAAGTTAAGGTCAGTACCCTCACTGTCAACCACTGTAGCTTCTGTCAGCATTTTCAAAGCCATACCACGCTTGTTGTATAGCAAAGTATTGCTTAGATCACCGTATACCGCAAAGGCATCGTTAGCACTCACCGCGTTACTTGTGTTTAACACGCGAGTAAAGACAACCGGAGTACCCCAAGGAGTAGTTGGCTGGTTAATATTTCCAACCCAACCAGTCGCCGTATTCAAACTGCCCGATATGAAGTGGTCGTTGGTAGTACCACGCGTTTCAACCAGTCGGTACCAAGTTTCTTTTCGCAAGAACCACTTGTAGTTAGATGTATCAATGTCATCTTCCAATTTAGCTTCGGTGTCTAACAAGTCTGTCCATGTAACTGTAGTACCAGCACCAGATACGTTCTCGGTAATTACACCAGACAAGTTAGTAATACCATAAGTAGTATCGGTGAACACTAGCTCGTCAGCTTTCTTGGCATAAGCACGAGTCAATTCGCGAGTAACCAAGTTCCAGTAGTCAACAGCAGCGTCATCGGTTAGCTCATCGGTAGCCGGTACGATAACTGCAAACTTCTGCAAGCTAACTTCATTCTTAGCAAATGCCAGCTTCGCACTGGTTTTAACACCAGCTTCAGCCGTACTATAGAAAGTCAACCCGCTATCTAATGACAGTACACGTACCGCAGTACGGTCTGTCTGTCGAACATCAGCATATTGAAATGCCACGCCGAATGAAGGTAAGTTATCAAATACAGTAGTAACAAACTCAGCGTCAGGGATTAGAACTGCACCATCAGCGGCAGTCGTTTCGTTGGCGTAACCAGCTTTGGCTACAGCTTCTTGACCTTTGCTCTGTAGAAGCTCGTTACGAGCTTTGATTTGTGATGCTAGAGCGTAACGGTTAAGTGCCACCAGTTCCTCTCGGTTGCCAGTATCAGGGTCAAGTGCACGCGCAGCACGGTAAAAGCGCATAGCCGGTGACATATTAGAAATTTCATCAGTAAACTTACCGTCAGCAATACCCTTGGCCACAGGATCGTCAGCATCAAGACTAGCTTGGTGTTTTTTTACAGCTTTACGCTCAATCTCTTCAACATTTTTCATGTGTTCGTCAAGAATGTCTTTAGTAGCTTCTTCTACCGCAGTCTTAACAGCAGCTATAACAGCCTTGTCAATATCTTCTTT